TCCTCTTCCCCTCGTGCATAAGAACCGAGTCACTGTCGAGAAGGTTCCAGGAACTCTTCTTGAATGCGATAGGAATTTCAACATTGTCGTGGACATAATTGAAGGCGGTCCCGATAGCCGCCTTCACGTCCGCGTGGTCCTGCTTCTCTCCAATTTCTTGGAATAGAAGAACCCCGCCTAGCCTGGATACGGTTTCGGCATCAGCTCGAACCTTCTTCCTTAGCATATCAGGGTTATTGCGAATATTCGCGGTTACTACTCTCATTTGTGGCCTCCTAGTTACTCTCCGTAACTAGGATACCACATATTTCTAATCGTGCTTGATTCCGTGCTCCTGGTCAAGAACCTTGTGCTCGGCATTGACTCGCTTATTCACGGCTCGCTTGGCAAGAGGCCACAGCAGACCAAGGAATATCACGTCAACCACCAGAATGAACGTCAGCTCAACCAGGGTGTGCGCGGGGTCGGTAATCATTTCAGTGTAGTGGTGCAGAATCTCGCCCATGTCATTCTCTCCCTTGTTGGTGGACGAACGAAACGAGCTTGGGGGCCTTTACGAAACCCCCGGAAAAATCTCAGGAATTTTCCTCGAACCACGCATCATACTGTGCCTCGGTCATGACCTGACCAGACATGGCAAGCATGTTGCACGGAGCATTGTCATCATAACCCGGCTCGTCTGCGGCACCATGCTTGCAGTCCATTACGTCATCAACAGCCTGGGTAATGGCTTCCATTTTATCCTGGCCTTCGCTGTTGCTGTCAACATAAAAGGCTAGTTCCATACGAACGATTTTCTTCATGCGCCCCTAGCAGGACTCGAACCTGCGGCCAAGTGCTTAGAAGGCACCCGCTCTGTCCACTGAGCTATAGGGGCAAACCTATTTAGTCGATGAACTCCTCGCCCATCTCCGTGACGGAAAATACCATCTCAAGGGTGTCTGGGTCAATATCCCATTCCAGGTAGCCTTGCTCCACCGCGTCAAAAATCGCAGTCTCGCAAGCGTTCCTGTCAGCCCAGTACACCTCGGGAGCAAGCTCCTTGGCCATCGGCACGTTGAGCGAATAAAGCGGCTCGCCTGCCTCATCGACCCCCGAGACCTCGTAGACACCCATCTCGATGAGGGTTTCTAGGTCCACCGTTTTTCTCCTTGGTCAAGAAGAGACCCGCAGAATTTCTCCACGGGCCTCTTGTTGTACGTAACGCGTCCCCGGCAGGATTCGAACCTGCAACCTCCTGATTCGTAGTCAGACGCTCTATCCGTTGAGCTACGGGGACCAGTTGTTTCTTGCTGATGTCAATATTTTAGCGAATATCTCTACCCATGTCAAACCCCCTCAAACCATCCCAGATGGTGGTCTAGGTCACAGTCACAAGGGGGCAAAGGCTTTGCTATTGTGAAGCCGCCATGTTATTGTTCCCCCAAACGCAGTCCCTTACCTAAGGAGCACGACCGATGGGCATTCAGGTGTCTCTCACGGATGACGACGCGATGCGCTACATGAAGTGGCTTGCAAACATGCGTCAGCCTCAGAAGCAGGCCGAGCAGCAGCCTGTAGCGACCACCGTCACAAACGAGCCGAACGTAACCCGCCGCGAACAGCTCAAGGACATTCGCAAGTGGGCAGCCAGGCACGGATTCCAGATTGCCGCCAAGGGACGCATCCCCCAGCCTGTCATGGAAGCCTATGAGAGGGCTCACTGACACCTGCGTATGAAGGACCCCCGGTGGAAAGCCGGGGGTCCTTTGTTTTTGTCCTAGAGCTTCCTGAGCGGGCCTCTGATGTTCTCTCGTAGCTTCGAGTACGTTATCCGCAGGGTCTCAACCGCTACCAGATTCAGAGGGACGCTATGGCGCTTGGACCATTCCTGTTCAACGCGGCGTAGCAGCGCATCCCAGTCGTCGTGCATTATCAGCTCGGCGCAGGTATCGCAAGCAAACCAGTCATCCATGCTCCGACCGCCAATGAAGTCGAACGTCTGTGCTGGCAGGACCCATGACGGCCCAGTCTGGTAACAGAAGTCGCAGTGAAACGAGGTCGGGTCCATGACGCCAATCACCCGCTCACCTCGTGGCTCACCGTGTAGGAGCCTAGAAACAGCCACCAGGGCGGAAGCTCTGGTGGCTCTAGCTTGACTTCCGGACGCTCGCCCAGGAGGGCGTCAAATATTGGTGTGGGGGACATGGGTCAACGGTAGCACCCGCGTCTCGGGCTCGTCCGGTGAGGGTTGTCACGCCAACCCGCCGCGTCCCAGCATGTGGACGGGGTTGACAACCACAGTCTGAGCGGGTTGTCAACCACTGGTCTAGACTAGTCCCAACGGACTACCAGATGCCTATAGACTAGGCAGGGGACTTCATGATGGTATGTACCACATGATGCGGAACACACGGTGCAATCGGGCTGGGTACCATCTATGGAGAGCTGTGCCGGGTGGCAAGCTCAAGGTGTGCCCTCGGTGCGGAGAGGCCAAGAGCCTACTCCGACCCCTGGCAGCACGGATACCGCGTCAGAGCGGGCCTGAGGGGATGCGGGGGCGTCCCTAAGGGGGAACCAGGGGGGCACAGGGGAAAAACGGGGGAACAGGAGAGGGTGTCTCTAGTCGCCAGCTAGAGACACCCTCTCTCTTTGTAATGAGGACACCACCCGCCTGAGGGTCCCCGACTCTCAGGGACGGGGGTTTGGCCTCAAGTCGGGTGGGCCTAGAGAGACCCTACCAGGTCCGTGAACGAGCCCCAGTAATCGTAGGTCTGCGTCTCACCCTGTGAGTCAACGTAGGTAATCTTGCACCGCGTAGACTCATAGTAGCACGTCTCACAGTAGCCGCTCTCGTAAGTGTAGTCCTCGAACTCCGTGACCTCTACTGCATCCAGATTATACTCTTCCCGCAGCATCTCTGCCAGGGAGTCGTACATCCTCTTCTTCCAACCCTCAGCCATGTCTGGCTCCTTTTGATGGGGACAATAAAGCTTGCCGGGCCGAAACCCGGCCGAGAAATTACATCTCGACGTAGAAAGAGCCGACACGACCCTTGTCGAAACGAGCCTTCTCGAAGTGGACGTTGCCACGAGCCTTGAGCAGGAACATCTCCTGGTCATCGACAATCCGGTAATACTCTTCGTTCTGCTTCCGAACGAGATTTACAGCAACCTCAGGCTTACGCTCGCGCTCCACGGTATCCCTTTCACGATTTTGTCATAAGAACAGTCTCTAATATGCAGAGACTTTAGGCTATTATCTTATCGCTTGTTCGGCCACTTGGCCATCAGCCAGTCCTCAAGGGCCTTCTTGCTGGTGAAGTTGATAAGGTCCTTCCTCCCCAGCATCAGCGCATAATTCGACCGGCCAGACTTCTGAACCAGGCCACGGAACTTACCGTTCACAACCGCCGAAAATACATCCGGCTTATCGAGAGGCTTGAGGTCGAACTTCTTTACTCGGGCCACTGTGGTCCTTCCGAATTAGATTACTTCTAGTAGAATTGCTTTTGCCATTTTTACCGGAATTGCGTTACCTACCTGCAAGAACTGAGCGTTCTTGCCTCCCTGCCAGGGGAAGTCTGGTGGAAAATCTTGGAGGACCCCGCCCTCCCACGACTCAATAATAACACTGTTTGGTGTGTTCTGTCGAGAGACGTTAGTTCTGTATCCCGGTGCGGCCACCACTTCCGGCCGGAAGCTACCAACAATAGTTGGGCTCGGCCTGTTGTGTGCCCAGTCTGGCAGGTCTTTTCGATGCGACAAGGCTTTTGCCATGCTAATCCATGGGATGACTCCCGCATCTAGCTTCTCTGGCGACCATCGGTGGAACTGTGAGTGTGTTGGCTTCGGCCTATCTACCTGCTTATGCAGAGAGGCAATTAGTACCGCGCGCTTTCTGGCCTGTGGAGTTCCGTACTGTTCGGCATTGAGTACACCAGTCCATACATGGAATCCTAGCTCACGCAGAACCGCAGCAATTTCTTCGAGGTACGGGAGCGCCTTCTTGACGTTCTCCATGACTACCTTCTCATAGCCCAGCTTAATCCAGTCCAACACCTTGATGGTCAGGGCCATCTTATCAAGGTCTTCTCCCTGCTTGTAGTTCGCCATCGAGAATGGCTGACAAGGTGAGGAGGCAATTAGAATATCTCCATGTAGGAACGGAGACTCTTTTGAGATGTCAAACAGCCGCGAGTCTTCAAAACCCGCCGCTTCCCTGGTGGCCAGGACCTTCTTGTTGAAGTCCAGCCCCATTTCCATAATTCCAAGTTCCTTGCACGCAAGCGACCAACCGCCCGCGCCACAGAACAAATCTGTTGCTAGTAGCATTTTCCCATATTCTATTTTTATTTAGTTATGATACCTGTCCAGCGAGAGACCTTGCCCACCCTTGGGTAAGATTCGAACCTAGAGAAAGGTCTCCGCCCGGTATTCAGTTATTCTTCTGTTATTATTCAGTTGTGGCAACAAAAAACCCCACACATCCTAGGACATCATGGGGTAACTTGTCTGCGCACACGACGGGACTCGAACCCGCGACTTCTGCCTTGACAGGGCAGTGCTCTGACCACTGAACTACGTGTGCATGTATTTACTTGTTACGCGGAAGGTGGGGGAGTCGAACCCCCAAGGGGTTTCATCCCTCGCTTGTTTTCAAGACAAGTTCCGTCGCCAATCGGATTGACCTTCCAAAGTTGGGGAGGTGGGATTTGAACCCACGACCGTTCCGTTATCAGCGGAATGCTCTAACCAGGCCGAGCTACACCCCATTGTAATCTTGCGCACCCCGACTAGGAGTCGAACCTAGGCTATTGGTTTTGGAGACCAATGTGCTTCCGTAACACTTCCGGGATATTGTAATACGAGCTGCCCACCCAAGATTCGAACTTGGAACCTCTCCGTCCAGAGCGGAGCGCAACTGCCAAATTGTGCTAGTGGGCAATAGGGCCGAAGCCCGTGTGCTTATAAATCTAATATAACCTACTCAGCCTAGCTTGTCAAGCTCGGCCTGCACCTTCTCTAGTGCGGCTTGCAGCTCTGCCTTCCGCTCTGCCCTGGCCTTCTCCTCAGCACCTTGTCGATAAGGGAACTTGGAGTAATCCGGCTCCTCATAGAGTACCTTGCCAGGAACCTTCTGCGCAACCCCGTTCATCGAATAAACCCGCCACCTTTCGCCATCCTCACCAAGGCAAGTCAGAACGAACATAACGTTGGGCCAATCCTTTGAAACGCTGTTCAGGTCTTCCTCGTGGTCGTACCACTTGACCTCGGAAAGACCATCGGTTATAACCTGCTCCAGAGACCTAGAGTAGCACAGCTCAATGTCGTAAGCCTTCTCCTTGAGCCGGTCGTAAATCGGACCCTTGCCCTGGAGTTCCAGCTCATAATCCGTGTAGTAGCCCATCTTACCATCCAATCGTTAGGAAGCTTGAGGGGTTTCGCAGACATTACGAAACCCCTCCAAAATCTCAGGAATTATTCCCGGTAATGATAACCTCTAGCGCTGACTTCCTCGGTACGTGACCAATGAAGCACATCCAGCAGTGGTCAATACCTGAGTGGCTGCATTCCTTGGGCGTCTTTTGGGTTGCCCGTGGAGCTGACCTGGGCTGTGGTCCTGAACCGCAATCCGGGCACAGCTCATCAATTAGAAGCAGCCGCCCGTTTTCACAGGTGTCACAACTATCTGGCCGAGGCGTCCTAATGACTCTTTGCTTAACCGGCCGCTCGGGAAGGGTTCCGTCCTCGTTTGGAACGATATCACCCTTGGCCGAGTTACATGGCTTGTGCGCAAGCCTCAGGTTATCGATGTGGTTGATTTTATCAAAGCTCCAACCACGCTTCTTTCCTTCGGCCTGGGGGAACCAGTGCTCGATGGTGATATCTGAATCGCTTGCGAACGGATTTCCGCACAGGAAACAGTCAGGACCCCATATCTCTCTTAGCCGAGCAATTGTCTCTTGCCGTGGAGGGGACTGACTCCTTCCTTGTTTACCTTCCCGTACAGACACGGGTATCACTCTCCCTGTCATGGTATATAAAAATAGGGAGCTACCGAAGTAGCTCCCTAAAGTCGGAGTGACAGGATTCGAACCTGCGACATCTTGCTCCCAAAGCAAGCGCTCTACCAAACTGAACTACACTCCGAAGATTATGAAAGTCGGGTACCTGGGAATCGAACCCAGTTTTTCTTGTTCCCAAAACAAGCGGATTAGCCATCTTCCTCGTACCCGAGGGAGCCGTTGTTGAGAGCGGCTCTAACTCTTTTATGTTAACACATTATTCCAGGCTGTGCAACTCAGAGATACTGACCACCACTGGCAACGCTCAAATCGTTGCTCTGCCGAATCCCAGCCTTGGCGAGTACGTTCTCACGATACTCCTTAGCCTTCTCGGGTCAAGGATAGTCATAGCACGAGACAGAGACATAAGCAGCGTAGCCGCCGCCTTGAACTCCTCCTCGCCATAAATACCAATCGAGTTGAAAGCCTCAGGCCAGGTCAACCATCTTATCGGTGGCGTTGCGAGCCAGCTCGAAACGCTCCTCAGCAGTGGACATTTCTTTTTCCTTACGTAGTGCGTACAACAGGAATGCAAGCTTCTCCATTATCACGGAGCAATGCGTTTAGCTCCAAAACGGTGATGCGGCAATCGCCACCTAGACCCCAGTCCCTACCCCAAGAATTCCTTAGGGTTACATATGACTTCTGAACGTCTACGTTGTCCATAGTAGCAGGTCCGTGACCGTTACGCCATACAATTCGAACAGCCCGCGCCAAAATAGCATGCCCACCAACGACACTGCCTGTTGGATGGATAAAGCCATCGGCGTCCGGGTGCCACATGCCCTCGTGCCAATTAATTCCTAGCACAGCAGGACCCTTATATGCAAGGGAACGCACAAGGTCTTCGATGCCAAAAGCCCAGCGATACTCTCCGATGAGAGGCTTGCCGTGGCTTCCGATTAGTTCCTGGCAAGCCTTGGCTCCAGCAAGAACACTGGTTCCATCATAACTTTCACCGGGGAACTCGTCAAGCTGCTTCGCTCGATGGTAAATATTGAGAGCTACTGTAGCATCCGCTGGATACTCGGCTGGCCTTGCGGACAGCTCATGAGACCAGGCAAACCCTACACAAGCACCTTCCTTGCCTTGGTCATTCCAAGCGTTACAACGCCAAGAGTACGACCTCAGTGGCTTATCTTCAATACCCTCTACGGCACGATATGCCTTGCTTCGCTCATCGAACTGGACAAGGCGATTTAGAACTCTAGTCATTTATACCTCCTCCCCCAAGTATAGCAGGGAGTAGACATCGTGAATGAACTCCGAGTAATGCTTTCTCACCTTACCCGGCGGATTTCCACCATGCAACTGGTGCTGCTCCATCAGGGAGAGGAGATTCATGAGCGCATTCGGGCAGACCTCTACGGTCATGCCACCTTCCTCAACCCTGAACAGCTTGTGTGGAAGAGGGATGTGCTTGCCTACACACTCACATATTCCTTCATCCTTATTGATTAGGTTAATATTCATTCTTTGTTTATTCTTCTTTCTTAAAGACTAGTTTAACGAGGAGCCGGGGGCTTGTCAACCCCCTTACTCAAAGAACCTTCAACCTGGTTAGGAAGTTCTCCAGCTCCGGAGGCATGCTCCTCTTTGGTGCCCTGATGACGTGGCTGTCCCTGGTTGGCTCCTCCTCAATCTTGTTGAGACGAATCTCCCTGTTGATTGATTCCAGCGTCTTGACCTCAATAGTTTCATCCGTATTCCTTGGCGTATGTGCAATTGCATTATAGATTGCCCCACAAACCGCGTCGGAAAGGTCCTTTGAACCCTTACGAGGGTGGTCAACCCTATCGTTCTTCATAATGCGAAGCTGCAAAAGCTCCTCAATCAGAAGTTCAATCTGTGGGCCAGTCACTCGCTCCTCGGCAATAACCATTGCGAAGTCCTCGTAGTGCTTCTTTGCTACGGACAGTCGCTCGGCCTTCATGCCACGCTCGTTGAGGTACTGCATGGTGTCAGCAGACTCCCAGCGGTCAAATGTAACGAGACGAACATTGAACCCGCGCCTCTTGAGGCTCAGGATATATTCGCGAATCTCAGTAAAGTCTACGTTCTTCGTCTTGGATGGCGTCCAGTAGCGAACCTGGTCAACCACAACCACCGGGGCGGGCTCGGTCAGCTTGCCACCAATATTACGCTGCTCCCACTTTTCAACATGAGCCAGCGCCACGGCTGCATGGTCGTGGACACGAGCAAGGTCTACGTGGACGTAATAACGCTTTTCCGGGTCTGGTTTAAACGACTCGCGGAAACTGTTGTCCTCATTTAGCGAGGACTGTGCGCAAAAAGCCTTCTCAATCTTCGCGCGGTCCTTGAAGAAGGCGTCGATGGCGTCGGGAGGCATGCAC